CCATTGAGCGGGCTTTTTCATGCCTGCGCTTTCTGCGCAGGATCCTCTGATGCATGGTCTTAATGCGGAAGTGCATGGAAATGCATAAATAATTGCATTTACGCATTGACACAATATGCGTTGATGCATATTCTCCATCTCAAGCCAATGCAACATCGGCCAGGACGCGAAAGCCTCTGCCGCTCTTTAACAACTTGATGAACGCCGAGCTGGCCGATGCATAGCCAGCGGACGTACCGCGCAACGGTATGCAGCGATTCGACCTCATGTCGGCGCTGGGCACAGGAAACCTCATTCGGAGGGCGCGCTGGCGAAGCGCGTGATGGCAAATAGGTGAAGGCTGAGAAGCTCATCCAAAGCCATCGACGGGAAAGCGACCGTTGGCCTGATGCCAGGAATGAAACGAATTCGATAGACAGCCCGCTTGTTGATTCAGGCGTGTTGTCTTCACCAGTGTCGATGCATCGTCGGCAGCGGGAAGACAGCGATCATCGATTATCGATGAGTGAATATGGTTAACGGAGGGGCAAGACGGTGGAATACATGAAAAAGCACACTGTAGAAGCTGGAGGTTTCGATGATTGATAACGATCAATTGCACAGTGAGTCGGCGTTTCCTTCGGGAGTTTATCCCGATGCTAATCAGCCGGGGTTCGAGTCTCGCGAGTCAGGCATGACGCTCCGGGATTACATTGCGGTTCGCGCCACCGAGCAGGACATTGAAAACCACCGGAGCTATGACATCGACCCCGTCAGCGGCAAGCCGCTCTACACAATGACGGTAGAGCAGGCCAAGTATGTCTACGCTGGCGCAATGCTCATCGCCCGGACCGCCTGATCCTGCACTGCCACTCTGGAGGCACGCTTGTCCGCTATTGCGCGGTTTTTTTTAGCCATGATGTAAACCAGTAAGGAGGTCGAACACATGGAGTTCTTTCATCGCCTGTTCGACACGTTCGACTGGGCAATTGCCGGGTTGCTGGGTGCTACTGCCGGCAGCTTCTGGCACCGAGACGATTTGATCGACCGAAAGGCCTGGGTCATGTTCCTGGGGACCGGCGCGGCGTGCGCTCATTACCTTACCGGAATGGTCAGTGCCTGGTTTGGTATCGTCGAGCCACAGAGCGTTGCGGGTGTGGGCTTCCTGCTGGGCACGTTTGGCGGCTCGATCATTGCCGCTATAACCCGCGCCATCAAAACCGCAGACTTATGGGCGCTGATCAAATCCAGATTTGGAGGCGGCAACACATGACCTTCGAATTGATTACGGCCCTGTCGTGCGGCGCGATAGCGCTGTGGGCAACCTGGTGCATCTTGAGCGGCAAGGTCCGCGATGGCGTGCTGGGCAAGTTCATCTATGCGGTCATTGCCATGAGCGGTTACGCCATCCTGGCGCGTAGCGAACATCTCTTTTTCGGACCGACCGCCGCAGGCATGACGCTGCACCTGGCGTTGGCCACGGCCGCCGCCAGGCATTGGTTCATGTCGACCTATTCGACGCAAATCAGGGCTTGGCTAGACCGTTTGATCGCTCTGGCCAAGAAAGCCCTCTAGCCTTCTGCATCCTTGCGGCTTCGTTTCCTACGCAGCCGATCCCCACTAATTCGCCCAATGGGCAAAACCTGAGTCCGCCTTATGCGGACTTTGTCATTTATGGAAAAGGAAAATCTGATGAGTGTATTTCTACCCAACGGCTCCACTGTCAGCATCGCATCAGCCTATGCCACGCCGGTCGCCATCACCGCCATCACCAATGCAACCGAGGCATCTGTTTCTGCCGTGGGCCATGGTCTTGCGATTGGCGACTACGTTGAAATCACTTCCGGCTGGGCTCGTCTGAATAACCGGGTGGTCCGGGTAAAAAGCGTAGTGGCCGATTCGTTTGTGCTTGAATCGGTGGATACTCTCAACACCGCGCGCTTCATGGTCGGTGCCGGCACTGGTTCGGTCCGCAAGGTCCTGGCCTGGACTCCAATAAGCCAGGTCACCGATTCGAGCAAGGCGGGCGGCGAGCAACAGAACGTCACCTACTCCTTCCTTGAAGAGGTCGACGAACACCAACTTCCGACGACCAAGTCGGCGCTCTCGTTCACGCTGACCCTGGCGGATGATCCAGAGCTTGCTCACAACGGCGTCCTACTGACTGCCGATGATGAAAAGACCCCACGCGCCGTTCGCGTCAACCTGTCCTCGGGTGGGGTCATCGTCTACAACGCATTTGTGTCATTCGACAACGTCCCGACCCTGGCCAAGAACGCGGTCATGGCCGTCACCGCCGTGTTCGCCGTGGTTGCCAAATTTATTCGCTACGCGGCGTAAGGAGTAGGCATGGCTACTCAGTTCAAAATCGCCCAAGACCCTACGTTCAAGACGGACGTGGACATTCCACGGGTCGGTGGCGATGCCATCAAGGTGCCTTTCGAGTTCAAGTACCGCAACCGGATCGAACTGGCGGAGTTGTTTTCTCGCTGGAGCGAACAGCGCAGCGCACTGCAGAAGCGCATCGAGGACGAGTCCCTCGCCCTTGCTGAAGTCGCCGCGGCAGAAATCGATCTGCAAGTGGAGCAGATCAAGTCACTGGTAGTCGGCTGGGGCTTCGACGACAAACTCGGGGATGAGTCTATCCGCAGTCTGGTGAAAACCTCTGTCAACGTGCCATCGGCAGTGATCGCGGCCTACACCGACTCGTTTCATCAGGCCCGCCTGGGAAACTGACAAACGTCGCTCGCGCCCTATATCAAACCCACAGCAGTGAAGGTCTGGATGCTTTCGGTCTCACCGCTGAAGACTACGAGGGCGTGTGCGACGTCTGGGGCGATAACTGGCCTGCCTTTCGGGTGTTCGAGTCCATGAGCACCCAGTGGCGAGTCGGTGTGTACGGGGCGACAGGTCTGGATTATGGGGTGTTGCCTGGTGTCATGCGAATGACGGGAATTCTTGTACAGGAAGATGCCGATATTTTCCGTGATGTACGGTTCATGGAAGCAGAGGCATTAGCCGTCATGAGCGAGCAGATGAAGGACAAATAGCCCACGTCAGTGGGCACTTTCTTCAAAGGGGGGCGAAAAATGGAAATTGCAGAACTTGGCTCCAGTCAGCAGAAACCTGGAACGACCGACTTGTGTGGCAACGGGTCTTTTAGCATGGAAATGGCTGACTACGTTGCCCAACTGAACGTAGTAAAAACCGAGCATCAGGCTGTCACCACCAGCTATGACGATATGTCAGCGGCGCTGAACGCCTGGAAAGACGGGGCCGTTTTGGCGTGGCGTGATTATTCGGATGGCAGCACGGATGCCACCGAGAAAATCAAAGACGTGTTCACCAAGGCATTCGGCTCGATGGACGACGCGATCATTAACTTTGCCACCACTGGAAAGTTTTCGTTTGCCGATTTCACTAAATCGATCCTTACAGACATGATTCATATAGCAGCCCAACAGGCTACCTCCTCATTGTTGACTGGTTTGGTGGGATTTGCTGCCAAAATTTTTGGCAGTGGTGATGTTGCCCCAGGAGCCCCAGGAACGGCTCAGGATGGTGCACGAATCTTCGCCAGTCAGTTCGACCCGAGCGCAGGCGGTTTAACCTTTTCGCAAGCCAAAGGAGGAGCCTGGAATTCAGGTGTTCAGACGTTTGCCAATGGTGGCGCCTTCGCCAACACCGTCGTCAGCAAGCCAACTGTCTTTGGGATGTCTGGCGGAAAAACTGGCGTGATGGGCGAGGCCGGGCCTGAGGCAATCATGCCGTTGACCCGAACGTCGAACGGCAAACTCGGCGTGCAGGCAATCGGCGGAGGAGGTGGTCCCGGCGCAAGCCCCACCGTCAATATCAGCATCGCCAGTGACGGTTCCTCGAAGGTCAGCAGCGATACGTCGGGGCTTGAGCAATTCGGCAAGGAGATGGGCGAGATCGCGGCACAGAAATACAGGGAACTGGAGTCCAGATCGCTCTCCTCGCAGGGCAACATTCGCAACGCCATCAACGGGAGATAACGATGACCGAGCTTTTTATGTGGGCGCCAAACAGTCATCCCGCTGCAAAAATTACCCAAAGAACCCGGTCGGCATCGTTCGGTGACGGCTACACCCAAGAAGTGGCTGACGGCATCAATGCAGAAGTCCAATCCTGGCCGCTGACCTTCACCGGTTCGAAGGCCCGGACCCAGGAAATCATCGATTTCTTGCGGGCGCGCAAAGGCTACCAGTCCTTTTACTGGACCCCGCCTTTCGGTGTGCGGTCGCTGTTCAAGTGCAAGGAATACGAACCGACAGACCTCGGAGGAGGGCAGTGGTCGCTGGCCGTCACTTTCAATCAATCGTTCCAGCCCTGAGGTAAACCCATGGGAATCAATGCAGATATCCAGACCCTGGAGCCAGGAGAGCGCGTGGAGCTTTTTGAACTGGATGCAACGCTGATAGGTGCTGAGGTTTATCGCTTCCACGGGTACCGGCAGATTGGCCCGATCTGGTGGCAAGGTCTCGAGTATTCGCCTTGGCCGATTCAGGCCAGCGGTTTCCAGATCACGTCGGAACCTCAGCAGCCCAATCCCTCACTGCTGGTCGCTAACGTCAGCGGTTTCATTGGTACTTTGTGTCTGGCGTTCAACGATCTGGTGGATGCAAAGCTCACGCGGCGCCGGACGTTAGGCCGCTATCTAGATGCGCGGAACTTCCCGGATGGCAATCCGGAAGCGGACCCCGATGAGGAGTTTTCCCCCGATATCTGGTACGTGGACCAGAAGCTGAAAGGCGACAACGTTCAGGTGGAGTTCTCCTTGGCATCGCCTATTGGTTTGAATGACAAGAAGCTTCCAGGTCGGCAGATCGTGGCGAACTGTTGCCAGTGGCTGTCGATCGGTGGATATCGTGGACCTTACTGTGCCTACACCGGTCCACCCGTGGCGACCAGTGACGACATCATTACTACCGACGCCGTTAACGACATGTGCAGTGGCACGCTCAAGGGGTGCAAGTTTCGTTATGGTGAGACCGGCCAACTTCGGTATGGGTCATTCCCGACTGCGGTGAGGGACGGACGATGATCACCCAGAGTCTCCGTGCCGAGATCGAGCAGCATGCGATTGCGGGCTATCCATCCGAAGTATGTGGGGTGGTGATCAAAGAAGGTGCGACTCAGGCCTATCTGGCGTGCCGCAACGCCGCCACGACAAAGAGCGAGCACTTTCGTATCGATGCGCAAGATTACGCAACTGCAGAGGATCGAGGTGAGGTGCTGGCCATCGTGCATAGCCATCCGGACTACTCGCCGCAGCCCAGCGAGGCTGATCGGGTAGCGTGCGAGGCAAGCGGTTTGCCGTGGCACATTGTCGAGGTGCGCAAGGGCGACGATGGTATTGTCAGGACCGGTGAACTGATCAGCTTTGAGCCGAGCGGCTATCGGGCGCCATTGATAGGCCGGCCGTTCTTCCATGGCACGTTGGACTGTTTGCAATTGCTGGTCGACTACTACGACCGCGAGCTGAACATCAAGCTCAAGCACTACGAGCGGGAAGACGGCTGGTGGGAGACCGGCAAGAACTACTACTTGGACCTCTATGAGGACTGCAACTTCGTCAAAGTCGATGAGCTGCGGCACGGCGACGTCATCGTCATGCAGGTTCGGGCCAAGGTGCCAAATCATGCTGGCATCTATCTGGCCGACGGCAAACTGAATACCGAGCCCGAACACTACCCGGCGCTTGGTTCAATGCTGCATCACCTGTATGGCCGGGACAGTCGTCGAGATATCTATGGCGGCTTCTGGGCCGAAGCCACACGGCTGATTCTGCGACACAAGGACATGATCAAATGAGCGCAATCAACTATGCACCCAATGAACGCCTGCGCACCATTCGGTTGTACGGGACACTCGGCGCGCGCTTTGGCCGCGTACACAGCCTGGCGGTGAACAGTGCAGCAGAAGCCTGTCGGGCGATGGCGGTCCTGTTCCCGGGCTTCGAGCAGTTCATGCAGCAATCGAAGGACAAGGGCATGGCCTTTGCCGTATTCCATGGCAAGCGCAATATCGGTAAGGAGGAGCTTGGCGACCCACCGGGGCGCTCGGATATCCGAATTGCCCCGGTGATTCAGGGCAGCAAGCGGGCAGGGGGACTTCAGACGGTGATCGGGGTGGCGTTGGTTGTGGCCGCGTCTTATTTCTCCGGCGGCCTGGCGGCGGGTGGTGCTAGCACATTGTTCGGCGCGGAGTCCGCTGTGTGGGCAGCGGCGGGAACCTTTGGTATCTCTATGGCGCTCGGCGGTGTAGCGCAAATGATTGCAGGAACCCCACCGGGGCTTGGCATCCAGGATTCCGTGGCAAACCGGTCCAGCTATGGATTCAATGGCCCGATCAATACCCAGTCCCAAGGCAGCCCTGTCCCGCTTGGTTACGGACGAATGATTGTTGGCAGCGCAGTGGGCAGTGCCGGCATTTATGCGCAAGACCAGACCTGATCATATCGAAACGTCAAAGCCTGCTTGTGACGCAGTTCAATTTTGAACCCGCTCCGGTGGGTTTTTTTACGCCTGGAGAAAAGTACACATGGGTTCTTTTAAAGAAATAGCCGGTGCCAAGGGTGGCAGTGAAAGCCCGAAACCCCCTGTCGAAACGCCGGACAGCCTGATCAGCATTGCCTACGCTAAGGTTCTCGACTTGATCAGCGAAGGCCCGATTGTGGGGTTGGTCAATGGCAGCCAGTCGATCTTCCTGAAAAATACGCCGCTGGCCAACGCCGACGGCAGTCTCAACTTTTCCGGCGTGACGGTCGGGACTCGTACCGGTGAGGCCGATCAGGATTATCTGCCCGGCTTCCCGTCGGTGGAGAGTGAAACGGAGGTCAACATCGATCTGGTGGCTGATGCGCCTTGGGTCCAGTCGATCAGTAACACTGAACTGTCGGCGGCGCGCATTCGTTTGTCCGCGGTTGCCCTGAGTTATACCGACAGCAACGGCAATACCGGTGGTTTCGAGGTCAAGTACGCCATCGACGTGGCAACCGACGCGGGTGCTTACATCGAAGTACTGTCGACGTCTTTCAATGGCAAGACCACTAAACCCTACGAGCGAAGCCATCGAATAGAGCTTCCCGTCTCAACCACAGGGTGGCGAGTGCGGGTCCGCCGGCTGACACCTGACTCGACCAGTTCGAGCATCCAAAGCAAAACCAAAGTCGTGTCTTACACCGAGGTCGTTGACGCAAAGCTGCGTTATCCCTACACCGCGTTGGTTGGCATCACCGTGGACGCTTCGCAGTTTTCGACCATCCCGGCCCGGGCATTCGACTGCAAGCTGCGCATCATTCAGGTCCCGAGCAATTACGATCCGGAAACCCGCATTTACAGCGGCGTCTGGGATGGCACCTTCAAACTGGCCTGGACCGATAACCCGGTCTGGATCTATTACGACCTGATCCTCAATGATCGGTACGGCCTGGGCCAACTGATCACTGCGGCGCAAGTGGACAAGTGGGGCCTGTATCAGATCTCCCGTTATTGTGACGAATTGGTCGCAGACGGCAAAGGTGGCACCGAGCCACGTTTCACCTGCAACCTTTACCTGCAAACCCGGGCCGACGCACTGCAAATTCTTCAGGACCTGGCGAGTATCTTTCGCGGTATGGCCTATTGGGCGGCCGGCAGTGTCACAGCATCCGCCGACATGCCGAGCGACCCGGTCTACAGCTACAACCAGGCCAACGTCATCGGTGGCACGTTCACCTACGTCGGCAGCGCGCGGAAGACTCGTTACTCCGTCATCTTGGTCAAATGGAATGACCCAACTGCTTTCTATGCCGAGAAGGTCGAGTACGTCAGCGACCGGGAATCCTTGAAGCGCTATGGCGTCCGGCAGACCGACGTGACCGCGTTTGGTTGTACCTCCCAAGGCCAGGCGCAGCGGCTTGGGCATTACACCTTGCTGACCAATCGGTTGGAAACGGAGGCCGTTTCGTTCTCCGTTGGCCTGGACGGTACCATCGCTCGCCCCGGTCAGATTATTCGGATCGCCGATCCTGATCGGGCCGGACGCCGTATTGGTGGGCGTATCAAAGCGTCGACCGCAAATTCGGTAACGCTGGATGCTGATTCAGTCGTGGCGGCAGGCGACACCCTGATCATCATTCTGCCAACGGGTGTGGCAGAGACGCGCACCGTTTCAAGCGTTGCCGGGCGCGTCGTGACCGTTTCGCAGGAGTGGACAAGCCCGCCCGTGGTGCAGTCAGTGTTTGCGATTGAGTCGGCCGACCTTGTACCGCAGACATTCCGGGTCTTGTCCGTCTCCGAGAACTTTACCGACTCGGGTCTGAAATATGACATCAACGCTATCCAGCACGTACCCGGTAAATACGCCGCAATCGATAACGGCGCGCAGATCGTCCAGTTGCCGATCACTGTCATTCCGGCCAGCGTGCAACCGCCTCCGACCGCGATCGCGCTTAGCACCTACAACGCCATAGATCAGGGCATCGCCCGCACCACTCTGCGAGCCGAGTGGGCTGCACCCGCCGGCGCGGTTTCCTACGACGTTTGGTGGCGTCGCGATAGTAACGACTGGGTTTATGCGGGACGCACTTACTCGGCGAATATAGAGGTGAGTGGCATCTATGCCGGGACTTACCTGGTCAGAGTGGCCGCGCTCAATGCCGTGAACGTTGCGTCGATCTGGGGCTACAGCGAATCGACGCTGCTGGAGGGTAAAACCTCCTTGCCACCAGCGGTCACCTCGCTCAGGGCTAGCAGCCTGCTGTTCGGCATCGCTCTGCAGTGGACTTTCCCAGAAGGCGCCGAGGACACTCAGCGGACTGAGATCTGGTATGGGCCGACCACTGACCTGGCTGCGGCAACCAAGCTGGCAGATTTGGCTTACCCGCAGAGCAAGTACTCGATGCAAAGCCTGCTGGCAGGCGCCAGTTTCTTCTTCTGGGCGCGACTGGTAGACCGGACCGGCAACATTGGCGCCTGGTATCCACTCGGCGTCGGTGTAAACGGTCAAGCCAGTTCGGACGCCGGACCGATCCTCGATCTGATCGCGGGTCAAATTGGTAAAACTGAACTCGGACAGGATCTTCTCGACGAAATCGACAAGATCGATGATCTGCAACATCAGATCGATGCCCTGGGCGACATCCTTGCCTATGATGCCGAGAAAACCTATCTGGCTGGCGACACCGTTCGCCTTGGCCAGCGCCTGTACCAGGCCGCCACCAATGTGCCGCTCGACACATGGCCACCCAACACCAGCTACTGGCTCGATATTGGCCAGGTGGTCGAGGCGGCAAACGGCTTGGCCGAACAAGTGCAACTCAACACCGCTGACATCAGTGATCTCGATGGCGTGATTGCCGCTCAGGCATCAAGCCTTCAGGCACTGCGCGCGTCATATCGCGACAACAACGGAGAGGGTGAACTTGCCGACGCCCTGAAAGGCTGGAGCAGTGCGGCCAGTATTGCTGAGGAAACCAAGGTTCGTGCTGCGGAGAATTTGGCATCGGCCCAGCAGCTCACGGTACTGAATGCGATCGTCGGCGATAACGTGGCCACCATCACTGATCTCAAGCAAACAGTGGCCACGGACAAGGAAGCCACCGCAACCGCGATCACACAATTGACGGCAACGGTTGGCGACAACTCGGCGGCGATTCAGGAGACGGCTACGGCGTATGCCGATACCAGCGGTAAGTTGACCACCATGTGGTCAGTGAAGTTAGGTATTACTCAGGATGGAAAGTATTACGGCGCTGGCATGGGCATCGGTATTGAAAATACGCCCGCTGGCATGCAAAGCCAAGTTCTTTTTCAGGCAGATCGCTTCGCCGTTATCAATGTGGCTAATGGGCAAATAAGCACACCATTTGTTATTCAGGGTGGCCAGGTATTTATCAACTCAACAGTCATTGGTGATGGCACGATTAACATGGCAAAAATCGCTACCGCCTTGCAGTCCACAGACTATATCGCGGGGCAGAGAGGCTGGCAGCTTTCCCAGAACGGGACTTTCGAAATTAATGGGTCTGTTGGGGGGCAGGGGAGCATGAAAATCACTAATCAATTGATTCAGATTTTTCATGCGAATGGAAATCTTTGTTTGCGTGCAGGTATCTGGTAATGATGTCGGGACTTGAGGTGTATACGCCTGCGGGCGCGCTGAGTATGGATGGTGCGGGGCGTTACGCACGGATCATCGAGATAATTGATGTAGCGACAGCTGGTACCAGTGGTAGCAGAAATTATGTAAATATATCTGCAAATGATCTGGATTTTGTGTTGTTTCAAGGGAATAACACGGTGTTAAGTGTCACGAAGTCAGGGTCAACAATTAGTTGGAGTGTTGCCGATACATATTATTTTGGTGCCTTTTCAGGTGCTGCAATGCTTATTGTGGTGTCTTATTAAATGGCCGGCTTTGAAGCATTTAATGCACAGGGATATAAAGTGGCTGGAAGTGATTACCCTAATCTGGTGTTTTATGGGAAGGGTACGTTATCTTTAGTTGCCTATAATATTTTTGGTGCAGGATTCGATGGGGCACAATATATCGGTTGGGCGGCATTACCTGATGACGGTGCTACCTTGCGCTTCTATAGATCTCCGGTTCCGGTGGTCGAGAATCGCGGCGCTCTATGGGGAGCTGCCTCCGGAAACACGGTCGAATATTTTGCTTTCGGCCCTGCTCGAGTAGCAGGAAGCGGAGGGTTGGAGGTGTATGGCTCGGATCAAGTGTTGAAGTTCTCCACAGCTACACAGTTTCTACCTTTGGCGGGATTATTCGTTGACTCAACCAGCCCGCAAATGACTGCTTACACGCTTCAGACCCCATTTAACCGGGCGGGTCGAATCTACGCAGCAACCTTGGCAAACGGACATTGCCATTTTCAGTTAGTTAGGCCCTTAGGTCGGCCCTATAACGTCAGCTATGAAAGTCAACGAATGGCTTGTCTGGATTCTACTGGTGTTTACAAGTCTCAGATGGTTGGAAGCCTGTACTGGACACACCCCTGGGAAGAACGACGGATTGATATGTACCCGAACGGGGCGAGTGCGCAGCGAATGTTAGTTGCCGACGTGACGGGGCTCTAAGCGGTAGACAACCTAATCAGGAGTTAAACAATGTCTTGGTATAAAACAGGCACAGTTTCCGTTGTCCTGAATTCCAATGCCGTGATTGGCACCGGTACAGCCTTCATAGCTAATTGCCGAGTAGGCGACGGCTTTCGGGGGCCTGACGGTTCCTGGTATGAAGTCACCAATATCGCCAGTGATACCGCAATGTCGATTGCTCCCAATTTTCAAGGTGTGACAGCCGCGGCGGGAAGTTATGCGCTGGCGCCAATGCAGGGGTATGTAAAAGATTCTGCGGATGTCCTTCGGGCGGTAGTCAATCAATTTGGTGAAACCCTCGCTGTTCTGGGGACTAGTGGGTCTGTCAGTGGTATCAAGGCAGATCTCGGGTTGGCGAGTACCGATGGCATGCCGGAAGGAGTCATTAATCAATACTTCACTGAGTCTAGGGCCATCGCTACGCCGTTGACGGGGCTGGACACTGCAACCGCTGCGCCGGTAGCGGCGACGGATTCGGTGCTTGTCGCGTCTGGCAAGTTGCAGGCGCAAGTTTCGGCAGCAATGCCAAAGTCGGGAGGTACACTGACGGGGCCCATTAATGATGCGCCGACACAAACAGCTGTCTCCGCAGCGACCGTAAATATTGGTACGGCTGCATCCAACGTCATCGCCATTAGCGGTACAACTACCATTACCGGGCTTGGCACTATTGCCGCCGGAGCCCGCCGAACCGTTAGGTTCCTTGGTGCGTTAGTACTGACCCATAACGCAACGTCGCTGATTCTGCCGACGAGCGCTAACATCACGACGTCAGCAAATGACACTGCTGAGTTTTTAAGTCTTGGTGGGGGGAGTTGGATTTGCCTGCGTTATGACTCGGCAAACGGTAAGCCGGCAGCTTTTGCTTATGACAGAGCAAACTTGTTAGGCGCTGTTAGCCAAACGGGGGGCATTCCAACCGGCTCGGCATTCCAATATTCCGCCAATGCTAATGGAATTTGTTTGAAATTTGCGGACGGCACCATGATCACTGCGGGCAGACAAGCCTGCACCATATCGAGTTGGACCGGGCTAGGATCTGGGTTTTGGTACTCTCCGAAAATTGGTGCTTTTCCAATGCCGGGAACATTCATCATGCCACCTATATGTACGATGACTTTAGCTGATCTTTCCTCTGTATCTTGGTGTTCAGTGAATGCGGTTGCTACTGTGAATACCTATCCAGACTTCTATATCGTATGCGCGCTTAATGTGGTGCCCGCTACGATGTATATGGACTTTATTGCTTATGGCAGGTGGTACTAATGAAAGTCAAGCTATCTCCGACGACTTCAGATGAGATTTTATCTGTTGTTAAAGCCGGGCAGACGTTAACTGTTAACGGTGAATTGTTTAATTTCATTCCCATGAATGATGGAGATACACTGCCCTCCTCGGCCATCTCATCAAAATGGTTTTATGGTGATGTCGACAAGGAGGATGGCGAGCTGATCTTAACTATATTCCTCCCCAATCCATGGAACTATAGCCTAGAACAGGCATTTCCGATTGATCTGGTGAATGTGCCGGATGGCCCTATCGTATTTCCGCAGCCACTTCCTGCATCGAAAACCTAGCCGAGGATCAGGTATGAATATCGATTGGACCCAACTCGTCACCAAGGCCATGAAGGACGAGGCTGCATTGGCAGCACAGCTTGCTGAGATGAAGACGGATCTTGCGTCGCGAAATAGCAAGGCTGCAGCGCAAATCGCTGCCATCCAAGATCGAGTCGATACGCTCGGTTACGGGATCGACAGCGGCGAGGCGACTGCCGAAGACGAAGCTGAGCAAGCTGTGCTGATGATTAGCTTGAAAATGTGGAAGACCTACAAGTTCACACTTGGCAGGGTGACGACCCAGGCCACATGGCCAGCAACACCTGATTGGCCACTTGAGCCGGCAGCGGTGGACATAGCAGTCGATCCGCGGTAATCAGCGCTGCAATTCTGGACAACACTTGCGCCCGCCACTGAGCGGGATTTTTTATTGTCATAAAGGATGTTCAATGCCTTGGTATAAAACCGGTACAGTAGCGGTAACGCTAAACAATGGAATCGTTATCGGCACAGGAACAACTTTTGCTGCAAACGCTCGAGTAGGTGACGCCTTTCGTGGACCTGACGGCGGATGGTACGAAATTACTAATATAGTCAGTGATACCACACTATCGATTTCGCCTGATTACCAAGGCGTGTCCAATATTGCGGGCGGATATGCGCTCGCTCCGCTACAGGGTTATGTCAAGAGCTCGGCTGACCAGTTGCGCTCGTTGGTTAATCAATTTGGCGCCACTTTTGCCGCGCTTGGGACGAGCGGCACTGCTGCCGGGATCAAGACCGCGCTTGGGCTGGATAGCACTAACGGGATCGGCGAGGGCAATTTCAATCTGTACTTCACTCAGCCTCGTGTGCTGGCAACGCCGCTCACAGGCTTCGTTACCACAACCAATGCGGCAGTGGTGGCGACGGATTCTGTGGTGGTCGCAGCAGGCAAGATGCAGGCTCAGATAACTGCCACTAACAGCGCCATAGCTGCCGCGAACATTTCCATCGGGGGAAAGGCCGCGAAGGGTGCAAACAGCGATATCACTTCGCTCAATGGGTTGACCGCAGCGCTGAGCATTGCTCAGGGCGGCACAGGGCGAAACGATGGATTGGCTTGGGGAAATCTAAAAGGACCGATATCGACACAAACTGATTTGCAAACTGTATTGGATACCAAGTCCGGGCTCGGTATTGGACAGACTTGGCAAAATATGACAGCAAGTCGGGCGCTTGCAACTACATACACTAACACTTCAGGTAAACCTATACAAATAGTAGCTCTCGCGGGTCCTACTCCGGGTATTAATACTACCTTGACTACTAATGTACAGGGAGTAGGGGTTTCTGGTAATTATTCAGCCTCTGCTAATATGTATATATCCTCAACCCCAGTTATTGTTCCTCAAGGAGCTACCTACAGTATTGCAGTAAATGCTACTACTTCTCTTATTGGTTGGGTGGAGTTAAGATAATGAAATATTACAAGTCAGAAAATGGTGAGGTTTTCGCGTATGAGTCGGATGGTTCTCAGGATAAATGGATAAGCCCATCCCTAGCGGCAATGAATGCTGATGAGGTTGATCAGCACTTAAACCCGAAGCAAACCCTCGATGATATTAAGGCGGCAATTGCCGCTCGGCGCTACGACGCTGAAGTATCAGGAATCGCCGTGAATGGAGTATTCGTCGACACGGGGCGGGAGAGCCAGACACTTACCACCAGTGCCGCGCTGTCAGCGATGATCGAGTCGACCTATGTCTGCAACTGGAAGACCAGCAAAGGCTTCGTGCAGTTCGATGCGGCTACACTGATCGCCCTCGCCCAGCAGATTCGCGCGCATGTGCAGGCGTGTTTTGACCGGGAATCTGCATTGCTCGATCTGCTGGAGAAGGGAAATTACAAGGACTACCTGCTAGATGAGGGGTGGCCCAACGTCACAGTTCCTGAATAAGCTTAGGACCGAGCAGGACAGCCGACAATTTGCGTTACTGGCGGACCTGTCCTTGATGGATGACGCGCAAGGTCAAATCACTGCGCTGGCGGGCTTTGTCAGCAACTATGCCAGCCTCAGCGCCTTTCATAACATTTTGCTGTTCGTGATTTACGCGCTGCTGATCACCTAAGGCAACCGAGCCTGCACGGTCCGTGACTTCCTCTATCCCGAAGGCAAATTCAGTCGAAAGGAGTGTTCTGTTGAGGCTGGCGTGCTGACAGCATGGCCAAGTGGCGAACATGAGTATTCTAGGCAGGCGTTCGCATCGGCGGCGCATCGCATTACACCAAGCTCGACTGAGTACTGACATTTAACTGATCTACCGCACCCGCCTTGAGCGGGTTTATTTTCGTCTGGAGAAAAGCGATGCCGATCCACCCGGTAGCAACTGCTGTGGATCTTCCCGAACGCCGGCCCAGCTGCCGGCGTTTCAATTTCTGGAGTTTGAGTAATGCGTACATCTCAAGCAGGTATCGATCTGATTAAGTCCTTCGAGGGCTTGCAACTAGCAGCCTACCAAGACTCGGTCGGTGTCTGGACCATTGGCTACGGCGCGACTCGCGGCATCACGGCAGGTATGAGCATCACCTTGGATCAGGCTGAGCGAATGTTGCGGAACGACATCTCGCGGTTCGAGCCGTCCCTAGAATCGCTGGTCAAGGTGTCGCTCACCCAGAACCAGTGGGATGTGCTGATGAGCTTCATTTACAACCTCGGTGCCGGGAACCTTGCCTCATCGACACTGCTGAAGCTGTTGAATGCTGGCGACTATGCCGGTGCCGCCGATCAGTTTCTGCGCTGGAATAAGGCGGGACCGAATGTGCTTGTCGGTCTGAATGCGCGCCGCGTGGCTGAACGGCAACTGTTTTTGGAGGCTACATGACCTCAATCTACCCAAAGGTCGGCGGCTTCATGCTAGCCGTTCTGCTGATCTTCGGTGCCTTGTATGGCGCCTATCACCACGGCGAGACCCTGGCTAATGCTGAGTGGCGGGCGAAATGGGATGGAGAGGTTGCCAAGCGGGCCTATACAAAAGCCCAAGCCGAAATGGCTGCTAGCGCCGAAGAGCTCCGACGAATCGACTCCAACCAACAGGCCCAAGCCCATGCGATCCAATCTACTGCTGTCGCTCAAACTGATGCTATTGCCGCTACTGATTCTTCTGGCAGCGTGCAGTTCGCAGCCACCAAGTTGGCAACCGGACCAGGTATCTGCACCAGCCATCACGCCACTACCGCTGGAAGCCCGCCAACCAATCGTGCCGCCATGGTGCTCTCCGACTTGCTCGCGCGCGCTGACAAACGAGCAACAGAGCTGGCTGCCCTTGCTGACAAATCCCGAATAGCGGGGTTGGCGTGTGAAGCTGCTTACGATGGGTTGACGAAGAGGCCTTAAAGTGGATTGACTTAGCGCGGTAACCGGTGCAGACGGCGTCCCCGGTCCCTAGACCGGTTGAGTCTACTACGGGATGAATGTCAATCGTTGGTTCTGATTGTGTTCGTTCGGCAGGACGCCTGGAGAGGTCGGGGTCAATGGTGCTGGGGCCGCTCGGAGCGACGGAGAGATTCGAGGAAATACAGGGCCTCAAGCAGATTCAGGCATGGACTAAAACAGCCTTAAATCTCCACAAAAGACCTACATCCCGGTATAAGCAAATGTCGCGTATT